AGAGACTACAGGTTCTTTGAGATGGGTAACCATTTTTCAGAGAACATTTTTGTTAGGTACTGTGAGTTTGATCAGGTTGATACATACTTACCAACCTTCAGATATTATCTGAATCTCTACCGAGAGATGGTGGATGAAGCACAACCAACAGGAGAAGACGTATCATTCTATAAAGATTTTGATACATACATGAAGAAGTTGGATCCTATTTTAGGATACATGTCTAATAGGTTCGGTAAAGATAATGCTGACCGAATGATGAATGAGTTCTTCTTTCCTTACGCTGATGAAAACTGATGAAGTATTAGGTCATCCACTATGGATGTTACCAGTCATGCTACTAGCAGTACTATTACTGATAGAGGGTCTACACACTTCAGCACATTTACATCAAGAGATAGATGTACATGGTATCTGTAGGCAGAACAAAGAATTTATTGAAATGCAAGAGGATGATTATTAAATGAATAAGTGGATTGGAATTAGTTTAGGGACACTCTTAGGGGTGTCCCATATTGGTATGATTGGTATGCTTGCTAATCGTTCCAGTAAAATGCCAACATTAAACCTACCTGTAAGTGAGTACACTTCTTACAAGGCAAAGGTTTCAATGGATGGATATGAAATAGAATACAGGGCAAACGATCCCAAGACTGTTAACAGAATCAGAGAGGTCAAGAAGAAAGGTGGCTTTCTGGGACTGGGTAACAACAGGGAAAGCGTTATTGAACAAGTACCTGTGGACAGATCACTCCGTAGTCAAGCACAACAACAAGATCCAGACGCAAGATCAGAAGCATGTATCAAAGCAATTGGATCAGGAGAAGGAACAGGTAGAATCGTTGGGGGTAGCCTCGGTGGTGCTGTTGCTACTACTGGTGTCGCCTCTATTCCTTATGTCGGTTGGGTTCTTGCTGGTGCAGCTACGATGATGGGAATGGATGCTGGTTCAGAAATCGGTGGACAAATGGCAGAAGACCTCAGCAAAAACTGTTAATCAGTTCCTCAATTCCCCGAAAAATTTTCGGGGTATTTTTTTGCCAAAAAGGTTTTCAACCACATTGGTATGTAAATTAGACAGAGTGCAGCACTCCAGAATGTAACGAGAAAGAATACATCAAGTGCTCTGTGATGAGAAAGTATTAAACCTAATACAACAAACAAGATCCACAACCAGTCTAAGGTTGAATGGATCTTTTGCCATGTGTCACCAAAGTCTTTGATGAGCTCCTCTCTGATCTGTGCAAAGAGTGGTGATACATGTCTCATCATAACGAAACCCTCATTAAGAAACATGAGAGTGAATCCAATATAAAATATCATACGCCAGTTTTTTTAAGTCGTTTTGTAATGAAGTCAGATGATTCTGAGTATTTATTTTGCTGTTTAAATTCTTCTATAAATTTTTTGAAGTACGTCTTTTTGAGAATATATATTTCTCTCTTCTTTTCATTCTCTGCTACTTCATGGTCATAGTTTAGTACAGATTTAGATACTGTATTACCAGCAACAGTAACATTGTTAGTACCGTTCCAGTATGTGAATGGAGAATCATAGAAAGTTTTATCTACTATTAGTCCACCCTTTAATGCTAAGACAGGTTTACCAATAACATATTGTCCAGATTTAGTTTCTATTGTTTCATAGTGGTGAATTCCACTGTAAGTATCATCACCATATTTCTCTTCTGCAACCTTTCTTAAAGTCCAGTCATCTAATGGGAACGAGAACTGTGGATTGATAAAGTTGTTAGTTAATATTATAACCCAATCATATTCAGCTTTACCATAGTATTGATTTGCTATGGTTTCAATTTTAATACCCTCTTGTACAGTATATTTTTTATAGAAGGTTGCATATCCAAATACATCATCATTTAGTTTATGCCTTCTAAAGAAATTATTTACAAGGATACGATCAGATTCTGAAAATGGATACGATGTTGGTTTCGTATCATAAGATATGTTTGGTGTTAGTTTAAAGTACATTAGTATCCAAGTCCGACTTCTTCTGAGAATATAAGTTTTGTCTCCATGAAATTAACTCTTAGTTCCACAGCGACTGGAGCACCTGTTCCTTTGTATGTATTATAGGTTCCGTCTGGTGTATAGTTAACTTCAACTGCTTGTATAGCACATGGTTTAAATTGTATTAGATATGGATGTGGTTCAGGTCCATGCATGAAAGTAAATTTACATAGGTCTGGAACTTGAATCCAATTATCTTCTCCACCTATATCAAATCTCTCATCGTTACCATCTCCTACTTGAACACTTCCTTCTCCAGCAAGTAACCATCTACCTTCTTCTGGGTTATCTGTACCCCATCTAGGCATAGCACATTGTCTAAAGTAATTACATATATCTTTTATTGTTTTTGATTCTTCTGCATTTTGTGCAACCATCTTAAATATCATTCCAATTTCTCTCATTTCAGGAGAATCATAGAGTAGTTCTGCATTTGGATTAATAACAATACCTCTAGTAGATCCACTAACATCATTAAATTCTATGTTACCACCAACACCTGGTATAGTGTTTAATACTGATGTATTGAATGCTGTTTGTAGTGCCTTAGCATTACCTGCTATATTCTTAACTACTTCACTAGCATATGAAAATTGTCCTGCTGCTAGTGCTGCTGTTGCTGCTCTACCTGTTGCAGTAAATTGTTTTCCTTGCCATTGTTGTTGTATTTCATTGGATAGATCTTGTGGTATAGGTAACATTATATCAATTCTACCTTCTGTGCTTAAATTATAAGCACTAGAACTATACATCTCATAGGTAGCTGATGTTGTAGTGTTTTTTAATAAGCTTTTTTTAACATCTTTTGAACCATCAGGATCTATACTTCCATCTGTTACACCAATTTTATTTCTTAGATCAGCAGCATCTCTACTAAATGGTGGTAGATATTTTCCGAACTGAAAGAATACATAATCAGTTGATTGATCTAGTGCATCTGATGGCCATCTTAGAGTTTGTTTGGATGGTTTCTTACCATCTAGAGTTTTTACTCTAAGATTTTCAAATGCTGATTGCTGATTAATTTCTCTCATGGCAAGTTCTGCCATGTATTTTACAGCCCATGTATTTTCATTATTAAATAATGGTTTGAGATCTTCTCTGTTTGCTAGTTTAACTTGTTCTACATCACTTAATGTTGCTACGTATCTTATGATGGCTCTATTATGTGGAGTGTCACTGTAATCTGGTTGCCATCCATTTTCACTGAGAAGTCCTGCATCCCAATTTTCTAGTTTTATTCCATCTTGAGCAAAGTTTAGACTCATACTTCTACCATTGTGCGATCTTTTGATTTACCATAACCATGAACGATTCTTCTTTGTTTAATTTTATCATAGAAGTTTTCGTTTGTTTCATCCCAGACAACTTCCATTGGATATGATTGTTGTCCAGGTTTACCCTTGTTATTTCTCACGAAAGTTTCAATAGGTAATAGTATTGCGGATGCCCATTCAGCTGCTGCTAAATCTAGAAAGTAACCGTCAACATATCTAGTTAGGTATTTATGAAAGCAACTGCGAGGTGCATCAATCCTTCCCTCCATTAATCTTTTGACAACCCATGCTCTCTTCTTAGGTGTCATATAGTGTAGGTTCAATCCCCAGAACTCATTTCTAGTTGCTTTGATAACATAAACAAGCGGAAATTCATCATAATATGGCAGTCGTGCAGCAGTTTTTGCCTTGTATTCAAAGATGTACATGTGTCCTGAGACTGCATATTTTCTTATTCTATTTGCATCTTCATGTTCTTCTGGACCCATAGTATCTTGTATCTCATCACGTATTAGTTTCTCTGGGTTATCATTAATTCTTAATGCATATTTTCTAATTGCAGTTCTATACCACATGTAGGATTTTGTTTCCCCACCTGCTTCTGCTTTTACTTTTTCAAATATAGTTTCGTAACCTGCGTCATCTTTTACTTCAGGTACTTGTATGTCTTTAAATCCTTGTGCCATTGTTTCATACCGCTAAGTGATCCTCTGTGAGTATTAAAAATTTCATATGCCTATCGTCACAGTAGTTCTCAGCAGCATTCCATTTTGCTTTGTTCTTAGCGAAGGTTAGAACAGCGTTCTTATAGGCTTTGGTTCTTTTATCCTGACCATGTGGGGGTTTAGTTTGTTTCTTTGGTTTAATTTCAACTATGTACTTAGATATTTTTCCGCTTTTTTCACGTACCTTAATGTAGAAGTCGGGATAATATCTGTGTACTCTTTTATCTATAGGAGATCTGTATGGAATTGCGATTTCCTCACTTCCCCACTCTAATATAGAGGGTGTGCTATCACAATATTTCATGTATTTCTTCTCCCATAGTGATCTATACACTATGTTAGTTGGATTTCCACGGTACTTCCTTGGGTTTAAAGGTTTATAAAGTCCAGAGTAAGCCATATATAATATATAATCCAACAGTTATATTTAGAGTGGCAGTAACACAAATAGATCAATTCATGAATAAAATTGGTAGAAAGAGAGGAATGTCTCTTACTACTGGTTTTGATGTAATATTTGATCTCAATTCAACACAGATAGCTACTTTTGGGCAATATTATAGTGGTGGTGAAGAAGATGTAGTCACAATGTTGTGTGATGAAGCACAATTACCAAATGTACAGACTGCAACAGGACAGATGAGTGGTAGGTATCTTGGTGAATCTGCTGTACAGTATCCACATTCAAGGATGTTTACTGATGTTGGATTGGGATTTCTTTGTGATGCGGAATTGATACCATTGAAATTCTTTAATTCTTGGTATGAGTATATTTTTGGTGAGCAAGCAATCAGTGGTTTAAATGATTATTGGGGAGCTAGAAATCAATATCCAAGAAGTAAGAATAGAGAAAATAGAATAGCATATCAAGATGATTATGCTACAACAGTAAAAATATTAAAGACGGAACCTGGTCCTAATGCTGCTAATGCTAGAGCACCTATAACATATATGTTGGAGAATGCTTATCCTTATGCTATAGATGCAGTACCTCTTTCTTATGGTACATCTCAAATTACAAGGGTTAATGTAAATTTCCATTATTCAAGACATACTATTCATTACGGTGATAAGGGTGACAAATGGAGAGAAAGTTTACTTGCAAAGGAAAATATTAAGGTGGGTGATGAAAGTACTTGGGTTGGAAGCAATATAGCCTAGCAAATTCGGATTTTCAATTCCATAAAACCCGAAAAATTTACTCGGCAATTTTTTTGCTGAAAAAGTCGCTATATATAAATATACGACTTGAAATCATTTTTATGGCATTACCGAAGATTGGGTATCCTACGTATGAACTTGAATTACCCTCTACAGGCAAAACTGTTAAATATCGCCCATTTCTTGTAAAAGAGGAAAAAGTGCTATTATTGGCACTTGAGTCAAAAGACGAAAAGCAGGTAATTAGTGCAGTTAAGGATTTAATCAAAAATTGCGTTATTTCACGAATTAAGGTAGATACACTTCCAAGCTTTGATTTGGAATATCTGTTTTTAAAGATTAGAGGGGCATCTATTGGAGAAAACATCACTTTGACTGTAACTTGTCAAGATGATAATGAAACTACAGTAGAAGCAAATATCAATATTGACGAAGTTGAGATTTTAAAACCAGAAGGTCATAGTACTAAAATCATGTTTGATGATAAAACTGGTATTGTGATGAGATATCCTAGTATGAAGGAATTTGTAGATAGAGAGTTTCTACAAAAAGAAATGAAGACTGAGGAAGTTTATGGATTTATTGCAGATTCTATAGATCAGATATTTGATGATGAAGAGGTATACGATTCAACTACCACTACAAAGAAGGAATTCCGCACATTTGTGGATAGTTTGACTACTAAACAATTTGAGAAAATTCAAAAGTTCTATGAGACTTCACCTAAGTTAAGTCATACCTTTAAGGTTACAAATCCTAAGACTGGTAAGGAATCTGAGTACACGATTGAGGGACTACAGAGTTTTTTCGCATAGCACTCTTTCAGAATAATCTGGAAGGGTATTTTAGAATGAACTTTGCTCTTATGCAGTACCATAAATACAGCTTGAGTGAAATTGAAAATATGATGCCTTGGGAAAAGGAGGTTTATACTACTTTCTTAGTCCAATATCTTGAAGAACTCAAACAAAAACAAGAAGCAGCTAAAGCAAAACGATAGTGGCAGGACTTACCAAGACATATACTAGAGATTTATCAACAGCAATTGCTGGTAAACTTTGGCAAGCTATAAAAGATGCTGATGAAAGAAGGGAATTAGAGAAATCAAAAGCATCTGAAGAAGTTAAGAAAGCAGCAGTAAAAATAAAAAGGGAAGATACTAACTCTATTCCAGTTCAAGATAAAGATCTTAGAGAAACAGTAGTAAAGATATTTGGACCAATAGAGGGAAGGTTACTTCAAACAGAAGGTAAGGTTAGTAATATATCTGGTAAGATTACTACTGTAGCTGGTGGTGTTGCAGATACTCAGAAATTAATAATAAATCAAAATCAAATATTAGAAGATAAATTTGATCAGATATTGAATGTTATTGGTACTAAAAATCATTTGGCTGCAAAGTTGAAAGCAGAGAATGATTTTAAGCAGTTGGAACTTAATTTGGAGAAAGGATTAGATCTTTCAGGAACATTTGCTTATGAAAAAGCAGGTGGTAGGAGTGGTTTTGGTGTAATGGGTGCTCTACTATCAGGTATATTAGGAAATAGAATGACTGCAAGATTAGTGAGGCAGTTATATAAGAAGATAGTACCGAAAGGGTTGAGAGCAAGAGCAAGATTATTGGGTAAAACAGTTAGACCTTTTGGTAGAGCAGTTGGTTTTGCTAGTAGACCGTTAAAGAATCTGGTAAAGTTAAGTTTAACTTCTGTTTTAAAAGTCTTTGCAGGAAGTTTGACTTCACCAAGAAGATTAAGTAGGATAGCAAGATTATTTGGAAAAGGTGCTTTAGGAGATTCCGTTAGAGGTAGAAAATGGTTTAAGAAGGGTTTTTCAATGGCAGCATCTAGAAGATCCTTTGGCAACGTGGCTAGAACATCGTGGATTCCAAATATGATTGCAAGGGCTAAAATATTTGGATCTTTAAGGACTTTTAATGTTGATAGAGTAGCAGAACAAATAATTAGTGAATATGCTAATGCTGCTACTGTACTTAGAAACAAATCTACAATTGCAAAAACTAAAAAATTCTATTCTAAAGGAATTGGTAAAGTTAATTTAAATGCTGGTAGAAAGGTAATGAAGAGGTTGGCAAAGCATGGCAGTAAGGAAGCAGCAGAAAGTTTATCAAAGAAAAGTTTGCAGAAAGGTGGATCTAAGGTTGCTGTTAATTTAACAGAGGATATTCTTTCAAGTAAAGGTTTAATTGAAGCATTTAATAATCCTATAGTTCAAAAAAGAATCGCTACAAAACTTGGACCACAAGCATTACAAGATATAGGAATCAAATTAGGTGCAGGTGGTTTAAAATCAGTTGGTATTGGACCAGGAACTTTATATGCTTTAGGTGAAGGTTTAATGCGTTTGAGTCCTGCTTTTGGTGGGAGTGATTCTTTGGGTATGGCATTGTCTTTTGGTAGTGCTATTCCTTGGGCTGGTTGGGGTGTTGCTATATTAGATATCCTTCGTGATATTGATCGTGAAGCATTTGATACTCATATTTTACCAAATGTATTTGCACTAAATGATGAACATATTGCAAATTTCTTCAAGCAAGCTTTAGATATTGATCAACTTGAAAGAGGAAATGTTAATTTTAAGCCATCTGGTGGAATGGGTGGTACTATTGATTCTATATCAGAGATACTTGGTGTTACGAAGGCATTTGGTGATGCAACAGGATTTGGACCAGAAGTTAAAGGACTGGTAGGACAAGCAGGACTTGATACATATCCAACAGGAAAATCTGATTATAAATTTGATGTTAGTGGTTCGCTTGGTGGTGGAGGTAATATTGATAATGCTAAGAATAAAGAAGCAGAACTAAGAAAGAAGGAGGAACATAAGGATGATAAGGGTGATAATGAACCAGTAATAGATGATGATAGAACTTCAGGTGAGAAGATAGGTGATATTATTGGTGAAACCGTTGACGAAGTTGATCGTTCTCTTGACACTGTAAGAAGTATAACTGGTGGTAAGCGTGATGATGGTAAATTTTCAATTTTTGGATTGGAGATTAGAAACCCTTTAAATACTAAACCTAAAGGTGGAGGTGGTATTGGAGGAGATTCAGTTACATCAACTACTCCTACAATGGGAGGATCTGGTTCAGTTATAGAGTTTTGGGGTCAACAAGGTAGGGATTTATCTGGAGAACCAGGAGTTGATTTTAGTTTTAAAGATTATAAGAATAACTATAACTTATTTCCTGGATATGTTCTTGAGACTGGATTATTATATGGTAGTAGATATGGAAATGTTGTAGTAGTCAGAAGTACAGACCCTAGTAATGGAAAACAGTTTGATTCTCTTTATTCACATTTTCCTGATGGTGGAATTTATGTTAAACCAGGTCAAGCAGTAGGTGCTGGTGCTTTACTTGGAGCAGTTGGGTTTGTAAGTGTAGATACACCTGGAGTACCTCAGATGCAACCTAACAATGCTGGTAATATGTCAGGATGGCATACTAGTGTTGATTTCTTTGAGCCTGGTAGTGCTGCACGTTATCATAATGCAGATAAGATAATTAATTTGGTTATAGGTGCAGATGGACAAACCCCTAATGGTCTTTTAGAGAAGTTAAAACCACCAGTTACAAGTGATGATCAAAGTTCGTTAAATAATATTGAATCAAATAGTAATTTAGCGTCAACAATGACAAGTATGGTTGAAAAGGGCAGTAGTGAAAGGTTAATGACAAAGAGAAAATCTTCTAAACGTCTTCCTATTGTCATTATTAACAATCAAGTTATTAATACTAGTCAAACTCAAGTTGCTATGGGGAATAGTAAAGAAAGTAGTAACTTTTTTGAAGCATATAACTTAGCAAGGTATACAGTCTAATGGCATCATTACAGAAGACATACTCAGGAGATTTAAGTACTAGTATTGCTAAACAACTTTGGCTTGCTAGAAATATTGCAGCAGCTGCAAAAGGTGAAGCATTAGATGTAGCGAAAGCATATGGTGTAGATCCTATGTTTAGTAGGGGTGAGTTTATGAGTAGGGCATTACAAATGCGAGCTACTTCTGGACTACCTAAAAGATTTCAAAGACAAATGCCATCTGTAACGATGGGTGATCCTTCTTATCTTGCTAGAGGACAATCTACACCATTTGCTAGTCCAGTAGGACCATTTAAACCAACTAATGCTCAAACAATGAATAGGTTGGCAGGACAACCATTCCCTTGGCTTGCTGTTGGAGCACCATTGAGTGCTCAAAGAAAACCTGCATCACCATCAGTATTATCACAAGCATCAAAGACTGGTAGAGCACCAACTACTACTAATACTAAAACTAGAGAGAAGGGTGTTGTAGTTAAAGATCAACAACTTGGTAATTTCTTAGCTGCTGTAGCACTTTCATTAAGTTCTAGTCTTAATTCCATTAATAAAAAGATGGATGAAGCGAATGAAGGTATAATTGTTGCAAAAGATGGTATTGATTTAACTTATAAGAAATTAGAACAGAGTTCTGATAGTCTTGAGAGTAAATTAGATTCTATTATTGAGGCATTAAGATTTTCTAATCGTCAAGAAGCTGTACATAAGGATCAAAGAGAAATATCAGCAAAGAAAACCGAACAAGACATGGAAACAGACATGTCTAATGCCAATAGAATCCTTATGCAAGATATGGATAGGGAAGAGATTCGTCAAATGCAAGCAGAGGATTTAGCAGATGATGATAGGGGTATACCTGAGACTTCTCAACCACAAAATGAACAACAATTAGATCTTAATATTCCTGAGTTTGCTGAAGGTGGTATTGCTTCTGGTCCTGATAGTGGATATTTGGCGATGCTTCATGGGGATGAGGCAGTTATTCCTCTTGATAACAATTTTACTCAAGGGCAACCAAGTGCTGTTGGTCAGGTAGCATCTAATGTTCCTATGTTGCCACAAGCAGAAATGGGTATTGATAATCCAACTACAATGAAACCAACTTTTAGATCAACTGTTAGTCTTGCTACTCCCCCTACTGTAAGATCTACGGGTGGTGGTTCTAACATGGGTGAAAATCTAGCAAAAGCTATTGAGTTACCATCTAAGGCTGCTGGTTTAGTTACTATGGGTTTAATGAATAGGGTGTTGAAACAGGGAAATCTTTCACCAAAAGTTATAAGTCATTTGAAGTCTATTAGTGCTCCTATAGCAGCAGCTTTTGGTGTACCTGATGTAATGACTGCTGATTTATTGTCTGATGATACTGGAGAAGGTAGAGAAGATTTTAGTAGCACTGGTGGAGGTAAGAGAAGAAGAGAAAGAGGATTGTTTGGTAGGTTTAAGGATTGGGTTACTGGTAATACTGGTGGTACTGGTGGTGTTGGTGGTCGTGGTTATGGAGGACGTGGTTATGGAGGATCTACATACATCAATAACAGATCTACTGGTACAGGTGGTGGATATGGTATTGGTGGTGGAGGAGGAATCGTTGAAAGTATTAGAAATTGGTTTGGATTAGCAAAGGATAGAGATCATAAAGTTTCTCCTGATACAATGATGGGTGATACTATTAATAATATGCAGAATTGGAGAAGAAGAAATGAACAGTATATGGAATTGTTGAATCAGTCTTCTAATAGCAGTGAATTCTTTACCAAGAATGTTGCTTATAGTAATGCATTTGATTATAAAAAGTTTGAGTCACCTGATTATGGATTAAAGTCTTCTGAAATAGCATATAATATGTCAATGGAAGATGAGGTAAATAGTATTATAGAAGGACTATCTGATCCAGATAGTCAGGTTATTTTGAATAATCATACTGCTAAAGCAAATTCAGGTAAACAAATAGAACAATCTGCTATTGCAGTAAGAGGAAATCCTTTGAAAGAAGGAACTTATCTTTCACCATATTCAGTATAATTAAATGGATAAATCAGAAGCAAGTAAATTTGAAGTTAAACAGATTGCTATTTACAGAGCAGGTGATGATTCTAAGCCATATGCTAACCTTGCTGGTGATATGTGTAAGATGTTTCAGTACTTTGAAGATATCTTTTGGCCATCTTATGCTGCTACTATGGTGATACAGGATAGTGCAGAGAACCTTATTTCTACCATGCCTATTCAAGGTGGTGAGAAGGTAGTAGTTGAAGTGGATGATTTGACAGGAACTTCTGGCAGTAATAATGGAGTTTATAGTTATGAATTTCGTGTGTGGAATATTTCTAATAGAGTTAGTACTATAAGAAATCAGACATATACATTAGGATTAATATCCGAAGAGGGATTAAGAAATGAAGCTAAAACTGTTAATAGGATTGTAGAAGGTAATACTTCAACTCAGGTTAAAAAGATTCTTGGAGAGTATTTGGGAGTACCTGATCAGAAGATGGATATAGAGGCATCTGCTTCAAATATAAAAATTCTTCCAATGAAGAAGTCTCCTTACACCTTTATTAAATCTCTTTTACCAAGGACATTATCAGATAAAGCAGCAGTTAACATAAAGAAATCTGATACAAGTAAAACAGAATTGGATACTAATATTACTGATGGACCAGATTCTGAGGCGAAGACGGGAACTGGTACTGCTGGATACTTATTCTTTCAGACAAATAGAGGACATGTATTCAGATCTATTGATAGTTTAGTTTCTAGTAATCCTTCAGAGTATAATGGAACTCCAGTTCAATCAGGAATATTTTTCTATCAACCTGCTAAATTAAGTGAACCTTCTTTGTTTAGAATACAAGAGGTTGTATTTGGTAGAGAATTTGATATGATTAAGAAGTTGAGAGAAGGTCATTATTCTTCTGTTTTGTGTAGTTTCAACATAAATACACTAACTTATGATGAGCAAGTTTATAATCTTGCTGAGAATTGGGAGAAGATGGCTCATTTAGGTAGTCAAACTGTATTACCTGAAGCTCAAAAGACATTATCTTCCATTCCATCAAGAGTGATGTCCACTATTATAGACAATGAAGTCCATAATAATACGCCAACGATTGCTTCTGTTGATGATGGTGGTACTGGAACACACCAATACCAAGATCTTCAAAAGCACTTTCTTTCACAAGGACTTGCCAGAGCAGGGATATTGTTTAATCAGCAATTGACCATATCTGTAACTGGACATCTTGAATTATGTGCAGGTGATAAGATTGAAATTAGAATCCCTGAACAAGTTTCTGAGGCTATGAAAGGGGAGTCTACATATGATCCAGAACATAGTGGCACATATCTAATAAAGCAAGTAAATCATCAATTCAACATGACTGATGGCAGAAAGCTAGATACTGTGTTAGACTTGGTAAGAGATTCCCAAGGAATCAAAGACCAAGAAAGTATAGTAAAATAGGAACCAAATATGGAATCTATAGAAGCACACATCAAAAGAGACAAAGAGATCTTAGATGATCCTACAATTAATCCTGCTGCACGTAGGCATTATGAAGAGGAATTGCATGAGTTAGAAGTATATGAAGAGCATCATCATGACGAGATAGAAGCAGGTGATCATCACGATCCTAATGCTATTGAATTGTTTTGTGAGATGCATCCAGACGAACCAGAATGCCTAGTATATGACGATTGATTCTGCCCTAAATGAACTGTATCCAATCCATCAGATAGGTTCTGATGGATTTAAATGGTGGATTGGACAAGTTGAGGAACCCAGTCACAATGATCCCAAACAATCTGGGAGATGTAAAGTAAGGATTGTAGGAATACATCCGAAATCTTGTAGTACCGTTAAGAATGAAGATCTGCCTTGGGCGGTTTCTACATTCCCTGTGACTAATCCACACCAAGTCGGTGTGTGTTCAACGGTTTCTGATCAACTTGATGCAGGGATATGGGTAGTAGGATTTTTCCTTGATAATGATCATCAACATCCATGTATTATTGGATCTATTGGTGGTGTTGCTCATTCAAGTGATAAGGAACTTGAAGGAGAAGATCCATCAAAACAATGTAAGTCATTTGAATCTTTTATTCCTAAAAATACATTAGTCTCTGAACAACCAGATCCTGAAGGCGATACGTTGGTTGCCCAACATGTTACTATGACTGGAAATCAGCAGATTGGTGTTAGACAAGAAGCTAATTCTGTTCTTGCTACAAATAAAATTAACTTACAGACTGCACAGGAGAAAGATAATAGTGAAAGTAATCCTGCTGGAACAAAGGTATGTGTTACAAGACCTAGTACTTGCAAACAAGATTTGAAATCAAAGTATAAAAGATTATTCAGTGAGATGTTATATGAGATTCAAAGAAATGATGGTAAGTTAGGAACATATCTAGTAAATGAAATGTCTAGTGGATTATTTGATTCAATAGATGTAGGTAGAGAGTATGTTGATAAAGCAGTTCTTATAATGAGAACTTTTGTTGCTAATGTTAAGGGTTATGTTTTAGAAAAAATTAGAGAAGCAGTTAAGTGGATCACAAAAGCTATTCTGAAACCTGATAAAGGTGGAAGAGGATTGAATGCAGCAACAAATAAATTTAATGAATGGTTAGCATTAGTTGGATGTGAAATGGCAGATCTGGCAGATCGTCTTGCTAAGTGGTTAGAGGATATTATTTTTGGTTATCTCTTTAATATCTACAAAGAAACTGCATGTCAAATTGATGAATTCGTTCAAGGTTTATTAAATAAAATACAATCTTTAATGAATAGTTTACTTGAAAATATTTTGGGACCAATACAAGATATATTGGGTGCAATTGCAGCACCACTTAATATGATTGGTGATGCTATTAATAAGGTTTTGAAACTCCTTGGTATTCAATGTAATGGACCTACTGAGAAATGTCAACCAAAGACTAAAATTTGTACTGATAATTCAGGTGATGAAGTTGAGAAGAATTTTTTAGATAGATTATTAGAAAATCTTGATTCTTGGGGAACTGGACAAGATTGGACACAATATACTTGTGTTGATGTATATGAAGGAAAGAAATTATTAGATACTGGTGCTGCTTTTGTTGGTGGTGTTCAAGAAGAAGATCTTAGAGTTAAGTATTTAATGAAGAATATTACAGTAAAAGAGGGAGAAACTGCTGTATTTACTGTTGAAAGAAGTGGAGTTACTGATATTGCTTCTGCTGTTGAATATAGGGTATCAGATGGTAGTGCAACTAAAGGTTTGGATTTTGAAGATATTAGTGGTGCATTAGGATTTGCACCTGGTGAAACATCTAAGACGATTAAGGTTGATACTTATCAAGATAATATAGTAGAATATAAAGAAGATTTTTATATGAATATAGTACCATCAACTCCTGGTCCTGGAACTGATTACCCATCATTCTTTTTTAATAATGTTGCTAGATGTGAGATATGGGCTGCTCCAGGTACAGGTGGTGATGCTGCTGAAGATGATGATACTACTATTGATACAGGAATTGCTCCTATATCATCTAATCCTGAATTTCCTTCAATAAATATTAATAATCCTAATAACTGGACAGACGTTGTTGAACCTGAGACTACAGGATCAGCACCAACTACTGCTCCTACATATTCAGTTACTGCTGATAAGACAGTTGTGAAAGAAGGTGAATTTGTTACCTTTACTATTGTTACAACTAATGTTAAAGTAGGAACATTATTTGATTATTCTTTAGTTGGATCTGGAATTACACCAAGTGATATAGTATCAAATACTCTAAGAGGTACATTTATAGTAGAAGATCTTGGAGATCATAGTGCTAAAGTTGTAATAGGAATTAAAGAAGATGCTAATATTAAGGAACCAGATGAGACGTTAATATTTGGAATTCCAGGAACAGGGGCAACTGCAAGTGTAAGAATTTCTGGTGATCTTACTGGTCTTAGTGATGAAGATAAGAAAAAGATTGAAGATCTTTCTGAGAATGATATTGGTGATAATAAAACTAAGTTACCATCTGTCGGTGATATTATAACAGATTCTGATGGTGGTATTATTCATATCCCAATAGAGGATTCTGGTACTCCTTATACAGAACCACCAGCAGTCTTTATCACTGGTGAAGGGTATGGAGCAACTGGTGAGGTATTATTAGACAATGATGGTTTTGCCAAAGAAATTCGTATTGTTGATCCTGGATATGGATATAGACTTAATGTACCAAATACTGCTAAGAAAGAATGTATTATTGATGCATTTACTATGGGTTCACCAGGAAGAGGATATAAATCAGTCCCAACTGTTTATATCAATGGTTCTAAGGACGTTGCAGAGGCAGAAATTAACGTAGATGGTCAAGTAATTGCTGTCAAGATTAAGGATAGAACACTTACATTTGATTCTTATCCAGAAGTTATTATTTCGGGTGGTGGTGGTCTTGGAGCAAGGTTTATACCATCATTTGTTTGCTTAGATCCTACTGCTCGTGTTGAGGTTGGTTCTGCTAAGGTTGGAACTGGATCTTACATTGATTGTCCATAGGAGGTATTATGACTACTACAGCACAAAAATATGATGCTACTAAGCCAAAGGTAACTCCTACTACACCAGATGAAGAACAAAAAACTACAGGTGATACACAGCATAAAGTTTTAGTAAATGATTGTAAGTTCACTATAAGAACAGATAGAAGAACATCTTTTATTGGAAATAAACTTTGGGGTCATGGTATTCATGTATTTCATAATGGTGATATTAATATTCAGGCAGGACCAAAGCGTTGGGGTCATGGAAAATTAGTTACTGTTTCACGAGGAGGACAGATAGTTAAAACTGGTCCTTGTTGTGTAGAAAGAAATGGATATAGGAAGAGTTTTTTACAGGAAGGTGTAGAAGATGATCAGATCATTGCTTATGAAGAGACTAACACTGGTAATGTAACACAAACGACAGATGGAACTCTTACTATAAATGCAACTAACATTAAAATTGAAGCAGCAGATACTCTTGAATTAATAGCAGGAGATCAGATAATTCTTCAATCAAAAGGTAGAATTAATCAAAATACAGGTGCTTATGTTTCTACTTTTGATACTAAAAAAGAAGAAGGAACAACGAAAGCAGAGATAAAAGTTCCTCAGCGTATTATGACATCAAATGATCCCAGATCATCTGATGATATTGTTATTGCTGGACATGTTAATCGTAGATTTGGTGGTGATTACAGAGTAGAAGCAGGTGGAATATCTGCAACTTATATTATGGGTAATAAAGCATTACCTGGAGTTCCACTTGTTTTGAATAGGAGTGTTGGTTTGCATATAGGACTTGATGCTCCTAGTGCTGGTTTTGGTGGTATTAATATAGTATCTGCATCAGGTACGGTTGATATTAAATCAGGAGTTGATTTGAAGTTGGCTGCTGGTGCTTTATTCAATCTTACAACTGGTGGACTTACTAATTTTGCTTCTGGTGGTGATATTAATATGTCTTCACCTAAAGGTATTGGTATCGCAGCAGGTGTAGCAATGCCTTCTCTTGATGTTGGAGATGTTAAGATACGAGCAGTTAAGGACGTTGATATATTAGCAACAGTTAATGCTAAACTTAGAGGTAGAGTTGAGGTAGAGATATCTAATGATACTGGTGCTAAGATTGAACTTATTGGTGCAATTATTAAGTTGAACTAGTGTGCCAGTTGAGCAACTGTCACAAGGGCGGTTGACCGATCCCAAAGAGAATGTTAATCTTATAAATAACTTGAAGTAAATGCATTACTACTAGTTAATTATACTTATAGAAGGTATTAGTTTTCCTTATATAAGTATTTGATCAACCTCCCGAATGACTCAATTACTCTCGCTAGGTAGGTGTCCCGTACAAAACGAAAGGTTGTCGGCCTTTCTAACATCCGTAGGTTAAACTCTACGAGACACTTAAAATACAAACATGTCTATTAAATCAACAATCGCTGCTGTTGCAGCATCTCCATTCCTTCTCGCTGGTGCAGCTTTTGCTGGTCCATACGTGAATGTTGAAAGCAACCTTTCATATCCTGATGGAGATTACTCTTCTGCTGCTACTGACATCCACATTGGATATGAGGGAGCTACTGAAGATGGTAAGATTGCATACTACGTACAAGGTGGTCCTGCTCTAAATCACAGTGAGTCAACTGATGATACAGAGACAGAACTTTCTGGTAAGGTTGGTGCTTCTTATGGCGTTAACGAAGATCTTGCTCTCTACGGTGAGGTTTCTGGTGCTTCTAACG